TCCGCGAATCACAGAAAACGGTCTACCGACGCCTGTTCCGCCACGGACCAATGACAGACACAGACCTGGTCCGTGTCGTTGCTGGTCTGTCTCCGTCTGGGATCCGGACCAGGCGTCGGGAACTGGTCGACCTGGGGCTGGTCGTCGACACAGGGGACCGCGTGACCCTTCCGTCCGGCCGCAAGTCGATCGTCTGGGCGGTCGTATGACGTTCCCGCCGACGCCGACGATGATCGTGAATCTGCAAGTCATCGCGGACGCGCTACATCTGATGTCGCCTATGGATCGACTGGCGCTCAGGACGAACCACGTCTACCTGAACGAACTGCTGTCGATGGTCGAAGCGGCGTATCCCCCGCGCGGGGTCACGGAGGACACGAAGGTCGTCCCGATCAACTACCTGTCCGACCTGGCCCACGATCCCCTGGCGGTCCCGATCGGGGATCCCGAATGAAGGTCCTGGTCGCATGCGAGTATTCGGGGAAGGTCCGCGACGCGTTCGCGGCGTTGGGTCACGACGCATGGTCGGCGGATCTGTTGCCGACTGACGTCCCGGGGAATCATTACGAAGGCGACGTCCTGGACATTCTGGGCGACGGATGGGACCTGATGGTCGCTCATCCGCCGTGTACATTTCTCGCGAATAGCGGCGTCCGATGGCTGTCGACACGCCCTGAACGGTGGCAACAGATGCGCGACGGTCGACGGTTCTTCCTGTCGCTACTGAACGCCCCGATCGCACGGATCGCTGTCGAAAATCCGATCCCGCACAAACATGGAAAACTGCCGCCCTACGATCAATTGATCCAGCCGTACAACTTCGGACACGACGAGTCGAAGGCGACGTGTCTGTGGCTACGGGGACTCCCGCCGCTGATGGCGACCGTCATGTTCGCGGGGACCCCGAAGCAGACGGTCCACAGTCTCCCGCCGTCCCCTGATCGTTGGAAACTCCGATCGGAAACATTCCAGGGGATCGCGGACGCGATGGCGTATCAATGGGGAACGGAATGATTACCTGTCCGCGTTGTGGCGCGTCCGGCGACGATCCCTGTCGCACCGCTGGCGGGAAACTCGCGACGTCTGAGCACGTCGGACGGTCCCAGGTCGTCCGGACTCCCCGCGCCCTGGAAGCGGCGGTCCGGGAAGCGGTCGCCGGAGCGTACTGGTTACAGGCCGTGGATCGTCCCGCGGTCGATCTGGCCGCGACCCTGGCCCGCAAGATCGACGAACGGATATGGGCGGCGGAACATGTAGCGGTCGGGTCCCTGTTCGACGACGCCGCCCTGGGCGGACTGGACGGCGGACTGATCTATGACGCCCAGACGTTCCACACGATCCTGGGGTCCCTGGGACTGACCCCGAAGGGACGGACGGAACTGGCGATCACTGAACGGGAAACCGATGACAAGTTCGACAATATCGTCGCGCTCTACGACGGACGCTGACCTGATCGGATCCGCGACCCCGCGGATCTGGACGCCACGGACCGCCGCCCCGACCAGGACCGCCGCCCTCGAAGCGGTCGGGGAAATGGCCGGGATCGATCTGTGGGAGTGGCAACGGAACGCGGTCGACGTCGCCCTGGAATACGACCCGTCGACGGGGAAGTGGATCCGACGCCTGGTGACGATCCTGGTCGCCCGACAGAACGGGAAAACGTGGATCCTGGAATCCCGGATCCTGTTCGGCCTGTTCGTCGTCCCCGATGACAAACTGATCTTGCACACCGCCCAGGACCGAGCGGTCCCCCGCGAACTGTTTGAATCCCTGGTGACACGGATCGGGGACTCAAAGGCGCTGCACCGCCGCGTCGCAAAGATCCGGGAAACGAACGGACAGGAACAGATCAAACTGAAAGACGGGTCCCGATATCGGATCCTGGCCCCGCGCCCGAAGGCGTTTCGGACGTGGCCCTGTGACGTCCTGATATTCGATGAGGCCCGCGAGCAACACGATACGGACCTATGGGGCGCGGCCTACCCGACCCAGCGGTCCCGACCGAATCCGCAGGCTTGGGTCGTGTCGAACGCCGGGGATCCCGATTCGGTCGTCCTGAATGGTCTACGCGACCGCGGACGACTCGCCGCCGACGATCCGTCGACGGACCCGCGGATCGCATATCTGGAATGGTCCGCCCCAGAGGACGCCGCGCTGGACGACCCCGCTGGATGGGTCGCCGCTAATCCGGCGTTGGGGACGTCTGTCACCCCGGCCGATATCCGCGACGAACTACTGGCCCTGGACGAAAACGCGTTCCGGACCGAAATCCTGTGTCAATGGGTCACGACGATCACGACCCCCGCGATCGACGCCGCGAAATGGCACGCCGCCGCCGGGACCCCAGACGCGGTCGAACCGGGGATCCCGCGGCCCGTCGCGGGGATCCACATTTCCGGCGATCGGACCTATGCGGCCCTGGCGATCGCCGCGGAACGGAACGAACGTCTGGTCGTGGACCTGGTCGACGAATGGGCGGACCCTGACGGCGTCGACGTCCTCGCGATCGCCCGCGACACGGTCGCCTGGATGAAAGCGCACCGGATCCGCGAAATCGGATACGACCGCGCCGCGACGTCGATCGTCGCGCAACACGTCACCCGAAAGAACTGGGAAGCGCACCGGATCGACACGGTCGAATATGTCACGGCGTCCCAGAACCTTGTCGACGCGATCAACACCGGATACCTGATCCACAGATCCAATCCGTCCCTGGACGCCCAGGTCGCCGCCGCCGGTAGACAGGACCGCAAGGACGGGACGTCATACATTTCCGCCGCGCATTCGTCCGGGGAGATCGCTGGCGTCCTGGCGTTGGCGTTCGCTGTCTCGATCGCGTACCGTCCCCGCCGCGGATCGTCCGTACACAATTCGGAAACGGGCGCATAAACCGAACCGCACCCCAAGAGCTCTTGGACGCCGGCCGAATTTCGTTCGGTTGCACTAGGCGATCGTTTCGTGTTGAATTACAGCGATGTCATTACGCGAAACTATGCGGACCCTGTTTGGGGTCCCTTCCCGCGAAGTAGAACTGTTCGACCTGGCCGAAGCTGATATCCCGACGATCGAATGGGGCGGTCAGACGTTCAACCTGATCGACTGGTATTCGGGATCCCAGTTCGTCGAAACGCTCCCGGCCCTGAAACGCGGCCGATCCATGACCGCCGACACGGTCGCGTCGCTCCCCGCGATCGCCTACCGTGACGGTGTCCCTCTCGATGACGTCCCCGCGATGATCCGCCGACCCGACCCGACCCTGGCCGATGGCCGCGAATTCGTCCAGGAGACAACGCTGTCGTTGATCGACAACGGGAACGCGTACTGGTGGATCACGTATGACGACGTCCGGAACCAACCGATCGCCGCCCGGATCCTTCCCTGGGACGACGTCGAAACGGTCTGGGATCGTCATCACACCCGCCGCCACAAGATCAACGACGACCTGGTCCCCGAGCGGAACATTCGTCACCTGGCGATGAACCGGGGCGTTAAGGACCTGGTCGGATCCGGACCCATGCAGTCGTCGCGGCTTGCGGGACTCGCCTACATGCTGAACTTCTCCGCCGACTATTTCAAAGAAGCGTCAAACCCGTCCGGGATCCTGGTCGACCCATTCGACAACGACCCCGACGAAGCAGTCGACAAACTGACCCAGTGGGAGGACGGACACGACCGCGGGTCCCGCCTGCTTTCCGGCGGAATCAAGTGGGTTCCGAACACGATGACCCCAGGCGAATCGGCCTGGGTCGAATCACACGCCGCCGGATACGTCGACGTCGCGGTCCTGCTGGGGATCCCCCCGCCGCTATTGGCGGCGTCCCTGTTGGGCGGCGCAAACTCGATCATTTATCAGAACCTGACGACCGTCTACGAACAGTGGTATCGCGACACGTTGTCGGTTTCCTACGCTCCCCTGATCGAATCCGCCTGGTCGTCGCTGGTGCCGCGCGGAACCCACGTCGAACTCGACGCCGACGCCCTACTGAAACCTGACCTGAAAGGCCGCGTCACGATCGCCGCCGAAGCACTCGCCGCTGGAATCATCGACGCCGACGAAGCGCGAGCGTTCACAGGGTTCGCTGGAACCGCCGCGGTCCCGATCGCACCACCAACCCAGGAAGCGAGATCCAATGCCAACACCTGAAACATTCCAGGTCCCTGTCGACGTCCTGGAATTCGACGCCGACGAGCGGACGATGGATCTGCGGATCATTCCCTACGGCCCTGTGATCGATCACTGGGGAACGAAACAGAAATACACCCGCGTCGACGTCCCGACAGATGCGACGATCGCGTTCACTGTCGAACACGCGACGTCGATCCTGGGGATCGTCGGGAAACTGATCCGCCACAAGCAGAAAAAGGACGGCCTATACGGGACCGTCAAACTGTCCGAAACTCCCCAGGCGAACGACGTCTACACACTGGCCCGCGACGGCCTGGTGTCTGACGTGTCCGCCGGGGTCGTGGTCGTCGACGATCACCACGACCCGAAAACAGATGTCCACACCCGGACAGGAATACTCGATCACGTCGCCGCAACGATGCGCGGCGCGTTCGGAGCAAGCGACCCCGCGTCCGCGGTGATCGCAGTACACGACCACGACAAAGGAGAAACCAACGTGGCACCAACAGAAACCACGCCCGACCCAGTCGTGGCGTTCACCAAAGAAGACGCAATTGCACTCTTTGACACGACGGACCTAGAGGACGAAATCCGCGCGATGCGGACGATCCTGGACGGCGTAGCGGCCGGACCCGAAAAGGATCTGGGACGCCCAGAGGCCTACGAAGTGTTCGGTGCGGTCCTGAAATCCCGCGTCACCGGCGACGAATCCGGGATCGTCGGACTGCTGGAAAAGTACGCGCTAGCCGCGTCCCCAGGTGTGTCCGGCGGATCCGGAGCGGCCGAAGGCCTGATCCCCGCAGACTGGTGGACTGGCGGCCTGGTCGACGTCCGAGGCGGATTCCGTCCCCTGTTCGACCACGCCGGGGATATGCCATATCCCACGGTCGGGACATCGGTCGGATACGGAAAGGTCGTATCTGGACCGACCGCAGACGAACGGTCCGCTCAGGACGGCGACGTGGAATCGACCGCCCTGGTCGTGTCCGCAGCGTCCGCAGCGATCCAATGGTTCGACGGAGGCGGAAGGATCCCGATCGAACTCATCGAACAGTCTGACCAGGCGGTCCTGGCCGTGTTCTACGGTCGCCTGATCGCCGCTGTGAATGCGAAGATAGAAACCTACACCGTGACGACTGCGGTCGCCGCCGGTACGCACCACGGCGCAGTGTTGGACATTTCCGACTACGCAGCCCTGGTCGCTGACCTGGTGACCGTGTCGGAAGTGATCCGGACAGCTACGGACCTGCCGGGGAACCTGATCGGTCTGCCTACGGCGGACTGGATCGGTGTCCTGACAATGGTCGACGCGAACGACCGTCGCCTGTTCTCGACGCAGGGTTCCGCGGCTCAGGACGGAGGCGGCGCGCTCACGTCGACGTCGATCGATATCGGCGGGATCACGGCGTTCCACGCCCCAGGCCTGACGGAAGCGTTGCAGTTCAACAAGGCAGCGTTGAAGGCGACGGACAAGGCCCCGCGTAGGTTGCAGACCGTGAACGTCCTGAAAGCGGGCGTTGAGGTCGGCGTGTTGGGGTCCGCGGTTGTGGCCCCGATGATCGCCGCCGGAATCATTACCTACGAGGCATAAGCGAAGCGAAGCGGAGGGTTCATGGGTCAGCCATATGTTGACTACCCGGGAAGCGCAGGACGTTACGCGTCCTGTGCTTCCGTGAACCTACTCGACGCTGACACGGCGCATTGTTATCAGTCGGTTGGCGGGTGGACTATTCGGGCGCAGGCCGACACGCTGACGAACGAAACAGAGGCTACAGCGTCGGTCGGCGGTAAGGTGTTGCAGTTTCTAGCGAACGCACCAGCGGGTCAGTGTAGTGTTCTCACGGAAACGGGCGGTAACGGTGTCGCTGTTGGT